TATTAAAAATTTATTAATAATCTATTATTGGAGATACTAAATTAGCTATATCTTCTCTACCTAATGCTTGTACTACATTTGGTCGTTTAATAAATTGTTTTAAGGCTTGCATGTCTATAGAACCCTCTTTTTCAAAATCGTCTAATGCTTCTATTTTTTTAACTTTTTTAAGAATAATATTTCTAAAGTTATTAGCAGCTACTGGGTCTGATGATCCTTCTGGAGTTTCTAATTCTGAAGGTTCAATTTCTGGTTCATCTGTAGGTTCTTTTTTGAATATAGATTTTGAGGGTGTAGGTTTATCACTAGCAGGTAATGGTTTTCTACCTCTTTGTTGTAGAACTCTATCACCTCTAGTTAATGCTATGAATTTATTTAATTGATTATCATAAAGATCATCACCCATTAATCCATCAATAACACCTTGATCTGCTCTTATTATTTTCTTAAGTGCTAATCCTTCTACATCAGGATTTTCCCTAATTACTCTTTCTATAGCAGCTTTTAGTTCACCTTTAATTTTAGCCATTTCATCTAAAGCTATTTCTTTAGATTCTTTTAACAAGTAGTTTCTCGCTTTACTTATATCCATTTTTATAATTTATTTTATATGTTGTATATAAATATTATGGAAATACTATTTCTAATACTTGTTTAATACGTTCGTCAGTAGAACCACTAACTTTATGGAAGTTTTTAATTTTATGTTTATATTGTGATATAAGATTAGTAATAGAAAAATCAACTAAATTTCTATACTCAGGGTCAGTTTCTCTAACCCCATTATCTTCTATATCAATCCCTTCAGGAGAAATATAAAATATATAATCATATTCACTTATAAACCTACAATAAAATTCATTAAATGCTTCTTTATCTACGGAATTAATAGATTTGGCTAATGTAGTAAAAGCCATAACATCTATAATACTCCTATCAGTTAATATATTTTCATTTCTTAATTCAGATGTGCGTTCAGAGGCAAATATAGTTTGGCCTATTAATGTAGAATCAGTATTTAATTCTATTCCAAAATCACGCAAATATTTACTTCTTTCTACTGCTATCTTATAATCTTTAAATTCTGGAATTTTTGATAATGCTTTTACTAATGTACTTTTTCCTATACTCATAGTTCCTGTAAAACATATTTTCATAAATTTTTGTTTTTTAAAATTTGGTTAATATTATTATATTCTTTATATGATATTTCTAAGTAATTTATATTATGGGAAATACAATATTCTTTTTTATATTTATCTCTATATAATTTATTAATTTCTTTTCGTTCATCATCTGGAGTATTGGAGTCTATTATTGCAACACTATCAAAACCAGCATCTATATAAGCTTGTTTAGTTTGTTTGGCATGTTTAATATCTACACAAAAAACTAACATTTGTTCATTATTGCCTTTATCCTTATACATTTTAATTGCTTTATTAAGCAACCAATCTGATCTCATATATTTAGATAAAGAAGATAATTTAAAATCTCCACCACTTAAATCAACATCAGATAACCCATCTAATTTAGCAGCATAACAAACATAATCTGATAAATACCCCCCTTCTCGTAATTCTGAGTATGTAGGACCTTTAATTAAAATATCAAATAATTTATTTAGTTTCTTACCATCTTTTCTATATGGAGTAGCAGTAACTCCTAATAATCTATAATCGGAGTTATGGTTTTTAAAATTTGTTATAGTTTTGACATAACTATCAGAACAAGCATGATGTGCTTCATCTATAATCATATAGTCAAAATTTTTATTTAATATGTCTTGTAAACGGGAATCTCTTGCTACAGTTAATATAGAACCTATTAATATATCTGCATTAATATTTTCTTCATAACCACCTATTAATACCCCAGCAGTAATACCTCGTTGTTTTAATCTATTTCTAATTTGAAATATAATTTCTTGTCTATGAACAAGGATTAATATTTTTTTATCTAGAATTTCTTCTATAATAGAATTAATAACAACAGTTTTACCACCACCTGTTGGTAATTGATATAAAATGGAACTATGTTTTTTCCACAGTTCCATTATTTGGTTTTTATTTTCTAATTGATAAGGATATAATTTCATAACTTTAATATACGAAAGAATATTATTAATACCTAGTTTTTACTTGAGGATTTTTATCAGGTGAAACACCATTTCTATCTCTGCGTGCTTCTAACCAATCATCTTTTGTATAAGGAATACCATATAGATGATATTCATTATTTTTTTTATTATTTGTATCCTTAATAGAAGGACCTTCCCAATTATGTAATTTTCCATCAAAATATGTGACTATTTTACCATCTGGGGTTTTTAAAGTTCTAATCTTTAAATCGTTTGTTTTATTCATAATTTATTTATATTTCCATTTATAATTATATGCTGTTTTCTGTCTACCAGAAGCACAATCTGCAATACTATTCCCAGATTTATTAATTTCAATACCTGCTTGGGTAGCAGATTCATACTCTTTAATTAAATTACCTTGTAAATCTAATTGTAATATACATTTTTTATTTGGGGAAGGATAATTTTTCTTTTTTCCTTTATGAGCTTTACTTATTTTATCTGCCCATAATATCTTTCTCCCTTTATTAGCTTTACTTATTTTTTCTCTCCATTCTTTAGATTTGGGTCGTTTTGTACCAACTTGTCCTAAACTTTGTTTTTGTTTTACTTCTTCTGTATAACTCCATTTAGTACCACCACTACTATATTTTGTTTGATTTACTAAAGAAATATTTTTATTCCTATATTCTTTAATTAAATTATGTTCATATTCTATTGCATCATCTTCATTATTAAAATATTTAATTATTTCAACAATAAAACCAACTTTATTTACTATATTATTCCAACCTTTATTTCTTCTTGATTTTTTATAAGCACGATTTTTTAAACCTTTACCTACATAAAAAGGAATATTATTGTCTTTTCTTAAATGTTGATAAACATAAAACATTTCTATAAGTATTTAAATTCAGGTATAAATATTACCAGAAATTAAGTACCTATAAATTTTTAAGAATATTTTCAGAAACTAATATCCCTTGAGCACCACTAACACTGATACCACGAGCACTTAATGCATCACCTACAAAGTGAACATTAGGGAAATCAACTAATGACAAATCGTTATAATTTACTACAGGTTCAGCACTAAGATATTTTACCTCCGGAATATAAATTCCCCAATCATCTCCAAATTCGAAGACTTCATTCATTTGGTCGATAAAGTTAGTAATATATTCAAAATAAGGCTTAAAATTAGGGACTTCATCTAAAAACCAATCTAATTGTTCTTTTTCTAGTGGGGTCGAATTAACTCTTTTACCTTCTGAAGTAATCCCAGGTTCTCTAGTTCTATTAGGAGAATAATATAATCCTTCTTGTCTACCAATACCCCCAGTTTGTAATATAAGTTTAGATTGTAGTTTTGATACTATTTCCCTTGACCACTCAAATGGATTTTCGATACCTTTAATTTCCATTAGAATACCAAAATTAGTCATATCATTTCTAAACTCTTCACCTTTTTTAGCATGACCGTTATAACTAATATCACCATAAGTTTCTTCTACAGCAACATATGCTGCGTTATTATTGGTGCAAAAAGTTCTTAATGATACGTCATCGAATTTTTGATATAATTTAAAATCATAACTAATATCAATTAATTTTTGGAAGTATTTTTGAGGTGCTTCAAAACGAACACCTATTTGTACTGATTTAGGTTCAGTTGGTAATTTATATTCTTCTGCTAAATTTTTACCAAAATCAATTCCTGATTTACCTACAGCAAATATTAAAGTTTCATAATCAATCCATGGTGTAAAATTATGAAATGTTATATTTGGAGCTATACTATCGTAATAAATCTTTTTTTCTTTAAAATCTATATTTATTACTTCAGATTGCCATTCAAAATTTACACCTTCTTGAACTAAAAATGAATACCAATTTTTAGCGATCTCATGTAAGAAATTTGAACCAATATGCCAAACAGGAAACATCCTTAAACCAAAGTGTGGCTTAATAAACTCAGGTTCCTCTTTAGGATCAGACATAAATATTTCTTCTGGTTTAGGATGGAAACGAGTAAAATTGTCTACTACTTGTTTCATTAATTCCATAGCTTTTTCTTCACCACAATATTTTGATAATTGACCCCCAATTGAAGTATGGTAAGTAAGTTTACCATCTGACCATCCTCCACTTCCTAACCAACCTGTCATGGTTTCTTCTGGAAGTCTATTATAAGGGTCTTTACCTTTATCAATTATAGTAATTAAATGGCCCGGATATCCATTATCTACTAATTTAGTAGCAGCATTAGCTCCTGCTACTCCCCCTCCTATTATAACAATCTTTTTATTATATTTTTGAGTATCTCCATTTATACCCATGACATTTTTTTTGTTTTCCATTACAGCAATCTTTTATTTGTTTATCTACGTTTTGTGAAATTTTTGGTTTTATATTTAATAACCATTCTTTAGCTTCTCTTAAACATCTAAATTTATTAATGTAATTATTACTTAAATCATAACAATAAACTGTTTTACCTTTAGATTTTAAATTTGCTTTTTTTAAATTTTCAATATGTTTTTCAGTAAATTTCTTTTTTTTACCTTTTAAAGCTTTAGAAATTTTTTCTTTTACTTCTTTAGTATAATATTTAGAATGGTCTCTTTTTTTTAAAGTTTTACTTATTTTTTTATTTCGTTCAGGTGTTATTATTTTTTTAATCATTTCAGGAGTGTATAAACTTTTATGATTATTTCTTTGAATATCACTCCAAAAATCTAAACCTCCACCTCCATTATTTTTATTTTCTAAATTAAAACCCCAAGATTTAAATTGTTCTATCCAGTATTTTTCCCAATACCTCCAATTTTTATTAATTTCATCAATAATAATTAATTCAATATCTATTCCTTTATCTATCCTATGTTTATTTAATCTTCTTTTAGGATCCTTAGCTTTTCCTACATAAAACGGAATTCCATTTCTTTCTAATATATAAATATAAGTCATAATATTTTATTATAAATATATAAAATTCCGTCAGACCAACACCTATTATTTAATTTATGTTTTTCCAATTATT